TTTTGATGATGTAGATGATGGGGTGATTGAAACAGATAATCCAGTATCGTTCCATGCTGCTGAACCTGCACTCGCTGTTGTGTCTGTTTTAATTGAATTCACTACCTGTAAAACTACACCTGGTGTTGCAAGTTTCTCATTGGCGATAGAACTATCTGCTAGTCGAGCGGTGTTTAATGTACCAGAAGTAATTGATGAAGTATCAAAAGACGCAAGGTCAAATGTTCCAAATGTGTTTATATCAACTATATCATTTAAAGCTACACCAGATGCGAATACTACCGAAGTACCATTGTTAACTGTAACATCTGTACCATTAACCATTTTAACACCATTTAGATATACATCTACAAATCCTATATCATATGATAATGTTTGTGAATTATCATCTGCGCCACTAAATGTTGTTTGTCCTGCGGTCGCTGTGTAGACAAATCTACTTGCACCAGATGCTCGTTGTTTAACCTTTGTTAATGCCACTACTTATCTCCTAAATCACTATCCCAAACTGCTTTTAATTCTGTTACATTACTAGCCGCATTTATTTCTGATTTGGCTGGAAAATCTCTTAATTTATTTTTCTTTGTTATTATCGCAGAGGTATCACTTCCCGTTTCTTGTGCTTTCATATATTCTATATCTAATTCTTCTAATTTCGTTTTTCTTGCTTTTCTTATTTTTTCTCTCCAAATATCTTTGGCCTTTGGCATATCTATTACTGGATTCATATCTGTATCACATACCCAAGCATTTCTAAATTCTTTATCAAGAGAATCGAGGTCTGTTCTATCAATGACTCTTGCACCGGCTGGACAATCTTTTTCTGCGATTTGTTCTACTGTTAATCCAGAATTTCGTGCTGGTACACATATTGCCATGATTCCATCTTCTTGATTGTAAATAATAACTTTTGACATAATTTAAATATTCCTCTTATGATGTACTAAAACAAGCGATTGAGGCATTAGCACAATCTACTGAACTATTTGCATTATCTCTATTCGATAATCTAACTGATTCAACTCTTTTATAACTTGCTGGGTTTGCATCTCCTTTCATACATAATGCAGAAATATTATCACTGTCTCGCATAGACATTCCAACACAGCAATAATCATCATTTGGAAGATTACTTGTAAAGTTTACTGTGTAATCACCTGCAGCATTATCTGTAATAGATGAAACATTGAAATCATCCTCAATAGTAACTGTACTTGTTCCTTTAAACGAAACCCAAGCGAGAGGAATGTTATCATTAATAGCGTCTTCTGTTAGGACTTTTGAAACTTTTTGTATAGACATATAGTTTACTCCATGATACTATTTATACAAAAAAAGGGGAGTAAAAACTCCCCTCTAAAGAATTGACTTGCGGTCATAAACCGAAGTTCAAGAACTGTATTACATTAAGTTAGTAACTTTAACTCTTCTGTAGTATACATTATCGTTTGCGTCTAGTGCACCTAAGTCACCAGCTGCAGTTCCAGATGCTAATACACCACTTGCGAATGGGTTACCTGTAATACCATATCTTGTTTTAAATCCAATTTTCGGTTGGAATGTGCTTTCGCCAACTGCTCTCACCATTTGTAGTGGAACATATGGACAATAGAAAATTCCTGCGTCATATGGACTTGAACCTTTATATCCTACAACATAGTACTGACTAGCAGCGACATTTGCAGAATATGGGTCAACATAAACTTTATATCTTCCGTTTAATGTACCTGCGAATGTATTTGCAGTGTCATCAACATTTAGATTTGTAGATAATGCAGGTGTGTAATCAAGTACTCCAGCCATTTGAAGTGCTGATGCAACATCTGCGGAACAGATAATCATGTTACCTTTTCCTCTTCTTGTTTGTTGACCAATAGCGTTGGCGTCTCTTTCAATTGAGAACAACAACCCTTTGAATTTTTCAACTGACCAACGACCATTTGAGTCTGTGTCTAAGTCAAAAATACCAGCTGTTGTTGTATTTACTTGAGCACCTTTCTTTGCTACAACATAGATTGTTCTTACAACTTCTCTGTTTATTTCTGCAAGAATTTCTGCAGAGAGAATATTTGCAAGTTCAGTTTCTGCGTCAAGACCATGAATTGCTTTTAAGTCTTGTGCGAGTTCCATTGAATACTCAGCTTTTAAAGCTCTTGTTTTAGCAGTAACAGTTTGTTTCTCGATTGAGAAAGCCATTTCTGCGAAAGAGTTTGCTGCTGCGTCTCCTAATGTCTCACCATTTGCAGTTGTTAAACCACCTTGTGCAGCGTAGTTACCTGCTGATGGTGAATCGTTTAGTGTCGCAGGGTTAGTTGCGTCATGACCTGTAGTAGGTGTGACTAAGTCTCCTGCAGCATCGTTTGCTGAGAATGAACTCTGCGCTTCGTTTACAAGAGCTTCATCGCCGTTTTGTGCGGCTTCTCTACTTCTCATCGCGAAGATAAGACCTGTTGGGCCAGTCATTGGCTGAACACCACAGATATCATATGCGATAAGATTAGGCATTGCTCTTCTAACTAAAGAGATTAAAATAGGCTCCCAATTATCAACCTGTCCACCAGTTGAGTTAACAGGTGCGGCTTCTGAAAGGAAGTTTCTATCTTCTCTTAATGCTTTTTCTTGGTTTTCCAAGATAACTGTAGTAACCGCTCTTCTGTAACTATCTTTGATTTCTGGTAAATCAGAGTGTTCAAGAACTGGTTGCCACTTTTCTTGTAAATTGTTAGATTGAAACATTTATCTTTTCTCCTTTTTAATGTTTATAATATTTATATTTTGTATCATTTTACCCATTAATAATATTAGTTTTTCGCACGGTTATGGGTTTTGCTGATAGCTTCTAAATATTTTGCCATCGAATCTGATGTTTCAACAACATCTGATTCACCCTGTTCTTCAGTGCTTTGTTCGTTCACTGGTTGTTGTTTTGGGAAATAAGATTCTTTTAATGTTGATAATTTTTCTTTGTAACTATCAGCATCTGAGTAATCTACATCCTCGATTAACCCTCTGAACTTTTCTATCTCTAAATCAGTTAAATCTTCTGATACCTCATTTATGATAGAATCCTTTGTTAAACCACCAATTTGTTCGTGAAGTTCTTTATTCTTCTCGATTGAATCATTTAGTTTTTCTTCTAATTCTTCAATTTTTTTAGATTGGCCGTCTAATACATCGTACTTTTCTTCTGGGACATCTACATAATGGTCTTCAAACAATTGTTTTAGTCCACTAATGAAGTCCTCTGCGATTTCACCTTTTAAACCTCTTTCAATCGCTAGTTCGTTTTCTTTCATCCATTCTTCAGTAACATATGCTAAGTAAGAATCGATTTTTTCTACTAACTCGCTTTTGATTTCTTCGGTTTTTTCGGAAAGTTCTTTATCGTACTCTTCATCTAATCTGTCGATTTCGCCTCTGACTTTGGATTTTACTGCTGCCTCGAATATTGTCGCTGCTTTAGTTTTGAATTCTTCAGAAAGATTATCATCGTTAGAGATTAAAGCTTCAACATCTTCTTTTACATTGATTTCTTTAATTCTAGCTTCTTTTTTCTCCTTCTTCAGTGCTTTCATTTCTGCAGTTTCCTCATCTTCCTCTTCATCTTCTTCATGAGCACCTTCATGCATTCCCATCATTTGGTTATACATCGCTTTTAGGTCTTTACCATGCATCCCTTCCATTTTCTTATACATCGCTTTTAGCATTTCGGCTTCTTTATCACCTGGTTCAGCGTCTTTCTGCGCTGGGTCACCAGAAGCTGGTTTTGCACTATCTGCTGCTTTTGCACTTGCAGATTTAGCGTCTGTTGGGGATGTTATAGCTTTACCTAAGTCTTCTACATCTTTGTCCATCTTTGGAGCTGGGTCGCCTTTTGCAGCATTTTTCTTTGGAGCGTCATGAGCTCCTTCAGAAACAACTTCTTCTTCTTGAAGTTCTGCCATAACTTCGGCCTCTAGTTCCTCGATTGTTTTGTCTATTTCTGACATCGGATATCTCCTTTTGTTATTTTTATATTAATATTTATAAAATTATAATTTTTTGAGAAACTTTGCAAATTCTAAACTTAGAACTTTCGCCTCTCTTGAACGGATTGCTTTTTCCACATTCCTTTTCATCTCTGCTATTTCCGCTTCTTTGATAATACCATTATCCCATACCCATTCTTTACCTTCCATAATACCTTCTACAAAGGCGTTTGGTGCAGATGGGTCTGCGACTATATCTGCGGCGGTTGCGAGATAAAAGTCATCTTTTACATAAGATGCACCGTTTTTTTGTTCGAGAGAACCAAGTCCACGACTTGATACTCCTAGTTTAGCACCTTCATCCATCAACGATTTAACTATTTTCCCCATTGGTGTGTCCATAATCTTCGCTTCGCCGATGAAATTTTTTCCATCTTTGTACAAAGCTGTAATCATATGTGAAACCCTTTCAAGATTAACTGTCGGGCCATCTGGGTGTCCAAGTTCACCGAATGCTCTTTTTTGTTCAGTAAAATTCCTGTTGTACTGAGCAACTTCTTTCTGTAGAATATCCATTGGATATATTCTACCATTCCTGTTTTTAATATCAGCCTGCATGAATATACCTTTTATTTTATACTCTTTCTCACCATTTTCTTTTTCTTCGGTGATGTATTCGACTTCCTCAACTTGTTCTGAAAATAACTTTAAACTCTCTTTCATTGTTTTCTCCTATGCTGTGTAGTCTATACCAGTATATCCTTCTCTTTTTCTAACTAATATTATAAAATTACATGCTGCGCTTGTTGTCGCGAGAATGTCACCATTATAACCAGAAGATTTAGGATTGTTAAATTTGAACATAGTGTTGTCTCTTCCAAACCCTAATTCACCACTACCATACACTGTTATAATATTGTCATCTGTGGTTGCGTCAAAATGTAATTGTATTGAAGTACCTGCGGCAGCAGAATTCCATTTAATTCCTACAAGGTCTAAAACCTCTGTTCCAGATGCCGCGTTTCCATCTAATGCGGATGCATCGACAATCTGCGCCTTACTTTCTGCGCCAGGTGCTTCTATTAAAAATGCTGCCTCTAAATCCTTGTCATATAATGTTGTCTTTGTGTATGCCATGTTTTTATCCTATCCTTACATTATTGATAACATTTCTCTTTCAAAATATTTCATGAGTTCTTTTGTTTGAACTCCGAATCTTTTTGCGCTATCTTTTATTGACTTATCAAAAGTATTTAGGAAATTTTGTGGTTTAGCATCCATTTTTTTAAAAATATCATCCACAGCTTTCTTCATTTTTGGAGAAAGTTTTTTATATTCCTTACTTTTTTTGTGTTCATCTCTCTCTTGTACTTGAGAGTAGAAATCACTAAACTTCTTCTGATTCATCTGTATTTTCTTTTGACTGTGGACTTGATACAAAAGTCTTTGATACATCTTGTTTTCTAGTTTCTAATGCGTCTGCGACATTTTGTGTCATTGCATCTTTGAATGCGTCCTCAGCCTCTATATTATTTCCTTTCGCTATTGCGTTAACTATTTTTTCTGCGTGTTCACTCATTATTCTTCATCTCCTTCACCATTATTCATGGAGTTAAAATCAACTTGGTCGCCACCACCAGTTTGTGGGTATCTTGTTACACCATCTGATTCATCTGGAACTGTGACATCACCTTCACCTGTTTCTTTTTGTATCTCATCATTCATTGTAGAGATTTCTGCGTCTGTTAATCTAAGAACATACTTTTGTACATATTCTTTACTATAGAATGTTCCAATGTATGATTGAATTCTATCCAGAGTATTTAATCTTCCTTCTAGTAATTCTGCGTGTTTTAGTTCTGCGAAATGTCCATCTCGTAAGAAATCAAACTGTATGTGTTGTTTGATATTGTACCAATCTTCATCATTCATGACACCTTTTAAAAGTAATTGAGTTCTTAAAATGTCTAAGAATAATGCGGTAAATCTTTTTCTTAATCTTTGAACAAACTTTGTAAATTTAAGTTCATCTCTTGTTACCTCAGTTGACCTACCCATACCGACAACAGTGCCCGGTGATTCTTCTGTAAGTCTTGATACTGGAACATTTAATGAACGATATAATTTCTTTTGAAAATATTTAATATCTTCAATCTCACCAAGATTCGCTCCACCTGGTAAAGTTGTAATCTCTGTACCTCTACCACCTTCTCTTCTTGGTAACCAAAAATCTTCTAACATTGACATATGATTTCTATCATCACGAATCTCTCCAGTACTTGCGTCATACACAAGTTTGTTTCTGTAACGATTCATAACATCACGAAGATATTGTTCTGCTTTTATTTTTGGTAAATTTCCTACATCAATATAGAATATTCTTCTTTCTGGTGCTCTTGATATTCTGTAAATAACAAGAGAGTCTTCAATCATTCTAAGTTGATTAACAGGTTTAATCGCTTTGTGTAAATGTGATAATACTTTACCAGAGTTTTGGTCAATCAGTCCAGAAGCGCAATATGCGATTGAATCTGAAGTGATTCTTACACCTTGTGAAGTTCCAGGCCCAAGTCCTCTTTCGTTATAGATATAATAATCGTTAACATTTTTAACAATATCTATACCAGTACTTTTATCTCTATCCCTGTTTACTTCTCTAACTTTTCTAATTTTGTTTGAGTCAATATATCGAAGTTCTGTTATTCCTAATTTAGGATTTGATTTGTCTATTATTTTTTGATAATAAATTCTTCCATCGATATACCATCTTCTGAATATATCATGTCCTTTTGTATCAAAATCTAATAAACGAAGAACTTCATTAAATTCTTCTCTAATTTTTGTTTTTACTGTTTCTTTAAAAGGTAACCTTTCCAAGACTACTTGAATTGATTGGTCTCTCTCATCAGAAACAATCGCTTCGTTTACGATATCTTCAACCGCACTATCACATTCTGGTTGTTGTGCGATGTCTCTATATCTACGAATTAAATCCGCTTCTGATTTGGTTTTACCATCTAAGTCGAGTACCGAAGCATAATGACCACCACCTGCAATCTCGGTAGTTCCATCATCTGCAGTGGGAACAGTTAATGTATCGCTGTTCCCACTCTTATCGTTAACTCTTGTAATCTTGAACCCAAAGAGTTCTGCCATGTTATAATACCTGCCTTCTAATCTATACGACTATTTAGTACGATTAAATTAGAAGTTTACTCCAGAAGCTTCAAAGTGTTGATATCTCCAAGTACAAGTAAATTCTTCTAACTGGTTTGGAGTATCATAACTCAAATCTATCTGTCCTAATGATTGCGGCCAGATACCTCTGAATAGATATGTTTTTAACACAGTATCATCTCTGTCAAGTTGTTCAACTGTTGCGTCAGTTTGATAATCTGCGACATTAATAACACCTGTATTTAATGCGAGGTCATTAATCCCGTTCATCCATCTTTCAAATGCGTTTCTTACCATGAAGTCTGTATCATTAATGATAGTTGTCTCCCATGTTTCGAAAGTATCTCTATCACCTGCGATATATAAACTTCTTCCTCTAAACTGTACCTGTATTTCTGGTATAGTTTGTGTTGGTAAGTTTGCCGCTTTGATTAAGAAGGAAGTTCTTCTTACATCTAAACCTATTGCGATTCCAGAAGGAGGCGTTAGTGTTACACGAAACTGATTGTTTCTTGCTCCACCACCAATAAGTTGAGCTTTAAAATCATCTAATGTTGGCATTGTCTATCTCCCCCTATCCTGCAATCTCACTGAAGGCGACTCCAGTTCTTGTTGCAATGAAATTTAGTGTAATGAAGTTAATTGAACGAGATGGTTTGATGAAGATATCTGCAACAAACTCATTTCTATCAACGACTTCTCCTGTGTTATTTGAAGCGTCACAAACTACACTAAAGTCTGTTATACCTCTTCTACCCTGTACATCTCTTAGGAATGGTTCTACAAGGTTTCTAAATTGTGCTCTTGTGAATTCATCATTGAATTCAAAGAGTTGAAACTTTGCTGCGGTAGCGATTGCTTTTTCAAGAGTGATAAACAATCTTCTAACATTGATTCTATCAAATGCACTTGGTTTTGTTAATCCAGTTTTATCACCAAAGAGGACTACACCTTGACCAGGAAAATTAACAACTGGGTTAACTCTCGCTCTGTAAAGTTCATCTCTTTGTGATTGTGTTGGATTGTATGCGAGTTTAACTGCTCCTCTAATTTGTCCTCTGTTGTAACCAGCTGGTGAGAACCATGTGTCTGCAACAAAGTCTGTTCGAGCACATAAACCTGCGATGTCTCCATTTAGTGGAACAAAACGATATACATCGTTAAATTTATCATATTGATATTTGTAACCACTATCAAAGACAACATAAGATGATGAAGGTAGTGAATCAAAGTAATTCTTTACATTCGCTGTTTGTGACACCGAACTTGTGACACCTACTACATCTGCACTTGCAGGTGAAATAAATGCGACACAATCTTTTCTTCCTTCCGCAATGTCTATTAACATTGTACCATATGTATCACCATCTGAGGCACTATCTGGTGTTTTACCACCGATAATTAAGTTTATATCAACAGTTTCAGAATCTTTAAATTCTTCGTATGCTGTTTGATGTTCTGCAACTGTAACAGAATAATCATCTGTACCACCACTAAGTGTATCAACTATAGGAGCTGTGATACTATCCATTGATGAAGTTGTATCTGTACCCCAGTTAGTTCCACTACTTGTGTGGTCTCCCCAAAGAATTTGTTTTGATTGTTGAAAGATTACATCCACATAGTAATTGGATGCTCCTGTTGAATTTTTTGCTACTGGATTTTTTGATAGTCCTTTATAGACTTCAAGAACAGCACTTGTTCTGTTTCCAGCAGTATCTATATCGTTTCCACTAAGGTCTCCTGTTGTATCATATACAACAATATGAACTTCATCATTAGTGGCACGACCATTTTGTTTTGACCAATCTGTTTGTCCAGGCGCCCCATCTACTAAATCGTAGAATCTCCATCTTCTGCGAATAAAGCTATTGTCTGGTATAATTGCTTGTACACCTTTCGCTTCTGGGTCATCTTTTAATCTAACTGTTAAGTCATGAGTGTTAATTGCAGTAATTTCATACTCGTTACCTTCATCATTAGCATTAAAAGCGAAAAGAGTAGAGTCTGAAGAAGCATCTGCGCTTGAGAATGAAATAAGGTCACCCACTTGGAATGCTGTACCATCATCAACTTTAATGACAGTTGCACCCTTTGCGTCTTCACCAACTGTTTGGTTAGATGAACCTAAGTTTTGTTCATATGCAGTAGCACTCGCACATATAGAAACTCCTAATGAGTTACCCCATGTACCAGCGGTTCTTGCTGACCATTCTTGGTGTGAACCTTGTCCACTTGCGTAATTGTTTGTCCAGTCATCATCATTTTTGATAAGGACTCCACTACCACTAACAGTTGCGTTTAAAAGACCACTTTGAGGTCTAACTACTCTTAATGCGTTTCCGTATCCTAAGAAGTTAGCAGCACAAAACCATTGTTCAAAGTTATTTGAATTTGGTTTACCAAAAATATCTATAAGTTCTGTTTCTGAACCAATAGAAGTAATTTCTGATACTGGGCCTTTCTCTGCTGGTAATGAAATTCCAGCAATAGATGTTGCGACAGCGGGAACAATATTAGTAAGGTCGATTTCGTTTACCTGTACACCAGGCGAAACTAAAAATCCCATAAGTTTTCTCCTTTATGTATTTTTTTTCATAAAATCCATTCGGTTTATTATAATATTTATAAAAAGACTATTTCTAAAAACCCTCTTTTATATGTGTTTTCACATATAAATAATGATATGACTAATAAACATTATGATAAATACAAGGAAACTATTAAGAAAGTCGCAAGAAGAAACTATTATAAAAGAGTACAATGGTTAAATAAGATACTTGAAAATGAATCTTGTTTACATTGTGGAGAGTCTGAAACAGTTTGTCTAAAGTTTCATCCACACGATAAAGAAATAAGAAAACTATCTAAAAGAAAAGGACTAAATGAATCAAGTCAACAACAAGTAAATAAATTGATTAGTGAATCAAAAATAGTATGTGCGAATTGTTTATTAAAGATTGATAATGATTTAATTGAGTTTATATAATTACCAGTCAGAATCTTTAGTTCTAACTACTGAACTCCACTTTGTTCCATATTCATCTACAAGTGTTTCACCAAATGGGTCATCAAGACCATCATCAATAAAACCAAATGGAGCCATATCTTGTTCTAACTGGTCTTGTTGTTCTCGTATCATTTGTTTTTTCATATCAATATCAGTAAGTTCTGTAAAATATTGTTGTCCAGTCGCCCATGCGAATAACACTCCACACATAACAAGGTCATCATTACATCCCTCATCCGCCTGAAAAGAATTTCCATGTTTAATAAAGGTAGACATTTCATTTACCATATCATAATCTGGTATAACAATTTTTTCACTTTCCACCATAGTTTTAAATAGAGAACATCCTATTCGTTTTACCGCTTTTGTAGTTCTTACACCGAGTTGAGCCTTTCCACCACTAAATCCACCACCAAGTATTTGTCCAGAACGACCTCTCATCGCCGCCATCATCATATTATCATATTCCATATCATATTGTAATGCGTGTGCGACTTGGTCACCAATATCATTTACCTCTACAAGAACATACGCCTGATTATAAACTTTTGCGATTTCGTGAATTTTAGTTGGAAAAATTACTGGTTTAATTTCATTATCTCTAAACTTCGCGACAACACGATAAGGTAGTTGTGATACATCAAATACTACAAACGCAGAATAGTCATTTGATAAACCTCTCGATACATCTGCGACTACAACATAAGTATGATTCTTTACTGGATATTCATGTATATCTAAACCTGCGTTACTCTTCATTGGATTTTTATATGGAAGTTGTCTTAGTTTTGTTGAACTAATCAAAGTATTCATAGAACCTAAGAACTCACATTCAAACTCACTTGCGAATTGTTGTTCTGAGGTATTTTGAATTGTTTCTTGTTTCCATTTCTCATCTCTACCAGGTACTTCTGTCCAATGAACATCTATTGGTATATAACTATTTCTTTTCTGTTCTGCGTCCACCCAAAGTTTATAGAACATATTCATCCCATGTGGTGTTGATACTATTATAACTTTTGTGTTTTTACCAGATGATATTGTAGGATAAACAGAACTAAAAAATTGTTCTGCGATGTTTGTTGGAACATACGCAAACTCATCTAAGAATATAATATTATAACTTCCACCTCTAACAGCACTCGCACTGGTTGAGGCCGCGAGTATTTTACTTCCATTCTCTAATGTTAAACTACCTTTGTTCCATTCCATAACACCTTGTTGTAACCACTTGGGTAAGTTTTCATACGCAAGTTGTAATCTACCAAGAATATCTCTTGCGGTTGCCGCCTTGTTCGCAAGTATCGCAACACTTACACTTGGATTAAATAAAACATAATACAACAAGTAAGATACCATAGTTGTAGATTTTCCAGACTGTCTTGGTAATTTACAAATTGTAAAACGATTATCATGAAAGGTTGATATCATTTCTTTTTGAAAATTGTACATCTTAAAAGGTATGAGACCTTCATCTAAAGAAACAATCTTAACATAGTTTTGTATAAAATGTAATGGATTGTCCATACATTTTTTATACTCTTTAAGTTGTTCCTCTGTAAAGTTTAAAGAAACATTCGCTTTTTTAAGATTAGGATTGTTTAAATAATTTTCAGTTGGTTGTCCCATTATAAAACTCCTTGTCTAAAACTAGGATTTTCTTTTCTTTAGTGCCTCAATCTCTTTTTTATTAGAGTTGGCTAGATTTTTGTTAGAACTAATTTGTTCGTTCTGTAAACCATCAATTAAGGATTGTAACTTTCTCGCTTTTTCTTCATCACTATCTAAGTGTAACTCTGCGTTGATTACTTTTTCTAATTTAAGAAAAGCGATTCTTTCGTTTGGAACATATCTCCATGTATAACCTCTTTCTGAATATACACCAAAGACTGTTTCTTTTGCTCCTATCTTTACAATAACAGATTCATTCCCATCTAGGATAACTTTATCACCTTCGTTAAATGCTGGATTCCATTTAAATTGTAATCCTTTCGCAAGACTACTCGCCCAATCTTTAAACATGATTGCGATTATCGCACTGATTAAAAGTCCAATCCAAGGCAGTATAAAATTAGTCAGTTCCGCTGTCTGACTGTCTAATGTCGGTGTCAATGATTTCTCCTTTTCCTTTTAAAACTTTTTGTAAATCAGCAGTTGAACCAACGAATAATGCGTTAGTTACATTCTTCGGTGCGTTACTTGGAACTTCTTTTAATTTTTTATAATTGTTTTGTAGTTCCACTAATTTTTCTGTAACCTCAGAAACAGTTTTAATAAGTTGTCCTGCGACTTCATAACTTCTAGGGTGGTCTGATTGTTTCGCAACATCTAATATACCTTCGATTGCGTCTTGACCTTTTTCAATTAGATTATAAAAGTTTTCACGACTATACTTATAGTCAACTTCTTTTTCATCATCACCATTTGGTCTAGGAATAACTTTTCTTTCAGTCTCCTCTAACTCCTCAGTAATGTTGAGTGCCTCACTAATCTTTTTGTCTACAACAGTCATTATTCTTCATCTTCACCAGTTGTTGGATTAAATTCTTTTGCGTCTTGGAAGAAAGATGTAGTTTCATTAAATCCAAAGTCATCATCTGCGTCTGCGCTTGTTGGATTTGGAGTAACAGTATATCTTTGTTCTCTTTTCGGTGACTTGTCTGGCATATCTGTATACTGGTCAACTTGAACAGTTTTAATAACATTAGATGAAGTAACAGGGCCGTATAGATAAAACTTTAATGTAAAGTCTAATGTATATATTATCGCTCTTCTTGAAGCGAAATCACCTTCGTATGAATCTTCATAACTTATATTATTTAAGATTACTGGAACATCTCTTGATGTATCCATATCTACATTATCTTTTAATGTTATTGTATAATCTGGTTGAAAGTATGGAAGTATTTGTTCTACAATTTGTAATGAGTCATCACTATTTTTCGACATTACAGATAATGTAAATGTAATGTTATATGGAACTGGCATAAACTGTGAATCTAATTGTTTATTACTTCCACTTTTTGTTTTTTTAAATTTTTGAACACGATTTAATTTTCTTGTAGGGTCATAACTAAGAGCACCAATTTCAAAACTAATTCTTGGTAATGTAATTGAAACTTTATTATCTAAGTTTGGGTCTTGTCTTAATCTCGCAAGAAACTTTTGTTTTGGGCCATATGCCAACGGCACCTTCATAGTTTGAGTTATTACTCCATTATTATTTTTTCTTACTAAAACAATATTATTAAATAAACTACCAAATGCGATTACTAATTTTCTAATTGTTTCATGATAAAATTGTTGTCCTAACATAATTTATTCACTCCTATTCGTTTATGTCCCCAAAAGGATTTCTTTCTGAAAAATCAAAAATACTATCATCTAAAGTATCCAAATAATCATTCTGTGCGTTGTAATCAGTTGACTGGTCACCTACAATATAATCCTCTTTAACTATATAGTCTTTTGTTCCAAGTAATTCTTTAATCTCTGCGGTGACTTGACTTGTTTGTCCTGTAATAATTTCACCTTTTGAGAATTCAGTAACAGTAATTAAATCATAACCCATTGGGTCTAATGTGTCTGTAACATATGCGATTGCTCCAGATGTTGCGCCTACAATTCTTTCACCTTCTGTAAATGATAGTCCACCATTGTTTATGATATCAAGTCTTGTACCTGTAGTTGTTTCTGCGAGTATAGAACCAGATAGATATTCTGTTTCAGAAAGAACATTATCTCCTGCGTCTGCTGCTACGCCATTAGTTCCATCAAGTAATAACAAGTCTCCATCTTCTAATGCCATTTCACTTGTAATCGCTCCAGCCTGTTCAAGAGTAATCTGATACTGCATCGCATCTCTAGTAAATGATGTTTCGATTGCGTCAATCTCTGCGATATCAGTATCAATAACTTCACTAGAGTATTCAAATGTTCTACAACTTAATTTAAATGTAGGTCTATTTTGTACTTGATAAAATGGGTCATCATGGTCAACAAATGTTATCTCAAACATTTTTTTCGCAGTTGGAAAATAAATTAAATCTCCTTCATTTGGTCTTGTACTTTCAATAATGTTTGCGTCAACTGAAACAAGTTCTTCAAATCTTCTTCTTGCGACTGTGAAAGAACATTCCTCTCTCATCTCTAAACCAAATTTACCCATGAGTTCTTTTTCACCACCAAACCCCTCAGTTTCATTGAACACCATTTCAATTAAATATGCGTCATTAAAAGTTGATAGTCTGTCTTCTGTAAAAAGATTGTCTTCTGCTACAAGTTTTCTTGGGAGATAAAATACCTCTTGACCTTGAATCTTAATTTGTTCGATAGCAATCGCTTCATACAAATCTTGTTCATTTTTAGTTCCTGTGTCAAAAAATACATTTGTCGGCATTATTAAATACTATCCTATTTGATACATTGGTGGTAAATCAAATGCAAGTTTTATTTCTTCTTCTAGTTTTTGAATTTCCTCTTTCGCTTCGTTTAAAATAACTTCTCCGTTTATTTCAACTCCACCTAACATCTGCATACCTCTAAATTTTAGTAAGTTATTACCCCATTGTTTTTTAATTAGTGCGGTCGCATATCTTTTAAAATACATATCATTATAAAGAGAAGTAAATGTGGCTGGGTCTAATTGTCTAAAACATTCTATTATAATATACTCACCTTCTGCGACATCATTCGTAAAATCCATATCTAAATACAATCTACTTTGATGTTGGTTATGTCTTATTGGAACTTCACCAACTAACAATTGACTGAGTAGGTCTATGTGTTGCATTGTCATT